TCACCAGTCTTTAATTGTAATTCCCAATCGTCAATGTTTAGCATCTTTGAAATCTTGCTAAAGAATGCCTTCTTTAATGTGTCCTGTCCCCATAGAACAGCACGGTTTGTAATTGTAACTTGTAGTCCTTCCTGACTCCATCCAGCAGGGGTTTCACCGTAATAGAATGGCAGTACGCCATAGATAGCACCTATGATCTGTCTCAATTCCTGTCTTACTGCTATAAATTCAAGTTCCTTGAGTGAACCAGTAAAGTCCAGCCACTGTGCAGGGTTCTTTCCACCCTTGTCATTCTCTACCAAGAGAGGATGTATCATGTAAGGATCTTCCTGTGCTTTCTGTTCAAGTACGTCCCATGACTTTTTGAACGTGTCATAGTTTCTTGAGGATATGACCAGCATTCCTCGTGGAGGTCTCATCTTGTCAAAGTACTTTCTGATATACTCGTCCATGTGTGAGAGGGACATAGCCTTTGACCATACGGAATAGATAGGTGAAAATCCATAAAGCAGGTTTGGCTTGTACTTTCCTGCCTTCCAGATAACCTCGCCCTCTCCATAGATGACACGCTTAGGTTGTGGAATGCCGATAGAATAAACTGAGTTAACCTCGATAACTGCCTTTAGTGCCTCTGCTCCACACCTGTCACATTTTGGGGTGGTAAGTCGTGCATCCCTGTGCTCAAATCTAGGGCAAACCCAAATCTTGTTTCGCTTGTCGTCATAGCCAATTCTTCCGTCACTGTCAGCAATCATTGCCACCTGTGGTGGCTCGATTCTTAGCATCTCTTTTATAATTGTTTTATCATCGTCTATCTTTCCAGTAGTATCGTCTATCTTGTAATTTTTAAGCAAAAGCAAATATGCGTTGTCTGCGATTTCAAAGTCACGTTCCAACTGACGTGCTACATCTTCAAGTGTCTGCTGGTTGGAATTTACTGGCTCGTTCATCAAGTCTTCCAAGGTCTTTCTGTGTTCTGGCACTGGTCTGAGCAGGTCATTGCTTCCGCATGTGTCACAAACCAAATGCTTTATCGACGTAGCCTTGTTTGTTTTTCGTGGATGTGCTCTGTTCGAATTGTCTCCATTTGCTTCAAATGGCTGCTCGTCAGGGTTGTCTGGGGTAGGTGCATATTGGAATTCCTTGCTACAGTTGTTGCATTTGTACTTCCATTTCTCTACAACCTCGAATCCGTTCTTGAACATTTCACGGTTGAGTGTCTCAATAGGTATTCTTAAAGCATCAATATTGTCTGCCAACTCGTAAATCATAGTGAGTGGGAATGGGAAAATTGGTAGTTTTGCACCTGTGTCGGTACTCATGTAAGGCTGTGCAACGCTAGGTCGGGTGGTAGTTTCCGTGTAGGATTTTTCTATGAATCCAAGTCTGGTCAGTGCGTTTGCAAAAGACTTACGAAATTCTACCATGATGTAATGTTTTTGTCAGGTTATTTATAGTTTTTGTTATTGAAATAGAACGGTTTATAAGTGGACGTTTGATTGTAATATCATGGAATCAATAGACATCTTGGAAACCTTTTACGATGGTCTGGACGACGAAGGCAATCCAATAACTGCCGAGGAACTAATCGACGAGTTTATCCAACTAAGACAGACAATAAGACAGGCATGCAGGATATCTCAGTTCGTGATAACGCCTCCCTCTGACGGCTGTCACAGGTCAATAACAATTTCTTTTAGAATAGAAAAGGAAGAGTAGGTGCAACGCACCTTTTTTATTTGTGGAAACATTTATATAATCATGTATAAACACATAGTATATGACGTCAACTATACCTGCATATTTTGATGCATTCACCAATTTGCAAACCGAATTGATGGAAGTTTTCGGAGATGTGTCAAAAAAAGCAGATCCAAATGGCATAGCCAAAGACATGGTCGAACTGCAAACAAAGCTTGTCAGTACGACAATAGACAACATCACTGCCGCTGTAAAAGCCTATCGTAAGGCACTGGAATAATATTACGATAACTTATTTTTTTCTCTTTCATACGCTTCCGTGGTCTCACAGAACTGGCAGGTTACGCAAAAACTTGGCTTGCCACATCTGTCACACTGAGGAATGTTTCTAAGATAATCCTTTCCGTCAAACGATTTTTTCAGACCGTTGATGAAATTTCTAAAAATTTTAACCACCATGCAATACACATGCTATGTTTCTTTTTACTACGCATATACATGGGCTTCCACTAGGAGACGATTTTTGCAAATCGGCTTGTGAAGTAGACATGTCTGATGGAGAATCCTCAATTGAAGGCTTTGCCTTTTTCTCTTTTTTCTCACTTACAGACATACTATGTAACAGCATATAACATATTTAAACATTGTTGTATCTTTTTATAGTATATAAATAAAATATTTTCATGGTAGAATTGCAAATTGAGGACTTTGCAGAGATCATAAAGTGGTTCAATCACAAGTATGACGAGGTCGAGGACAAGGGAATGGGAGAACAGAGTCGCAAGACCTTTTGGAAACTTAACTTTCTTCTGGAAGACAAGATGATTGAACTGGACTTGCTAAAGCGTGGCGGCAGCAAGAACGAGAACCTCGAGTGAATATATAAATCATACGCAATTCTTTTATGTTAGACATGCGTACACATTGCATCAATGGATCAATCATCAGAAACTAGACTTGACAAGATACAGGAAAGACTTTTGTCTATTGCGGCAGAGGAAAGAGAACTGCTAAGAGAGGCAAAACGAATAAGATGCGAACAAAATCATGCCTGTTCAGTCACAGATATAATTTATGGCGTACAAATAGGATAAGCTATAAATATCGTAACGGACTACACCATGTATGAAATGGAAATTCACACTTGGTATATTTTTTCTTTTTACAGGATTTTTAACCATTGCTGGAATAGGCTTGCTCCTATTACATATATGGGACGAATATAAAATTATGGAAGCAAGCAAGACTGACCGTGGGAACAATACCTATATTAATGAGGATGTTCTTGAGGAATTCAGATGATAGGAGAAAATCTTTGACTGCTGCAAGTGCAATCTCTGATCTTCTAAACCTGTTACATGAGGAATGGCTGGATGAGGGTAGGAAGACCGTGGTCAAAACCATGCTTGAGGACATGATTGACCGCATGGAAGACAACCTGTCAATGGATGATTTGCGATGAAATTTAACTGGGTTTTTGACTTTAAAGGTGTGAATTATAAGCGTAGTGGATGGAATCTTATTAAGGTGGAAGAATCTTAGATGAATGACAAGGCACAGCATTTCATTGCAGGCTTCTTACTGAGTATTCTTGGCTTGGCATGGACACCGTTGATTCTGTTAGGATTCATGTTTGGAATAGGCAAGGAGGCATATGACTATATAAGTGGAAAGGGAGTTTCCGAATGGGCAGACATGGCATACACTTTCTATGGTGCGATACTTGCATTGATTATAGTCTTGGGAGGAATAATATTTTGAGCCTAAGTCGAAAAGACCTTGAAAGCATCATATGCATAGCATGCAGCAGAAAGTATGGAGAGCATTACAAGGGTAATGGAACGAAATTTAACCTCCCCGAGCTCATGTCATGCATGTTTAGAATACAGGGTACTTTGGTTGCTGATGGTATTAAGAATGAGGATCCCAAGCCTAGCCCCCCTGTAGATGAGTTAGAGTATGACTGTTAATTTTTCTTAGCCTTTTATATAAGGGTACTATCCCTACGTATGGTTCAAATTTTTTTTAATTTTTCGGTAAATGGTGTGTTTCTTATATATATCATGTTAATGTCCTAAAAACCGTTTTTTCGCCATGTGACCCTGCACACAAAATTCGGGCAAAAAAAGGGGGTGAAAGTGTTTCCATAGTATATAAGTGAATTATTCTACTAATTCGCTTAATGCTGCTGGGTTCTTTTTGTTCTGAATATAGACAGTTCCGAAGATTCTAAACCCTTCGGTATTTGTGGCGTTGATGTAGTGTTTAATCTGGCTGTTGCCGTTTTGTGATTGTACTACTTCATCACCCTTGTCTTTTGAACGGTTCAAG